TTTGAATTTTTTATTTACCTTAACAGGAATTCTTTTCTTAAATATTCCAAAAAATATTTTTTCCTCTTTAAACTCTGTATCAATAACCTCAAAATGTACACCCTTATTAATCAAAGCATTTAACTCTGATTTTTCTTGTTCGAGTGTTTTAATTGTGTCCATAGTTATGAATTATAATATTAAATGGTTATACTTAATTGTTGTATATGATTTTTAATTCTATTATTCGCTATCTCGAAATATTTATCATCTTTTTCAATACCAACGAATCGTCTGTTAGTATTTATACAAGCTATTCCAGTGGTTCCACTCCCCATAGCGTTATCTAAAATAAACTCTCCTTCATTTGTGTATGTCTTGATTAGATACTCAATAAGTTCTACTGGCTTCTGCGTCGGATGAATTTTGTTGCGTGCATTTGGTACACTTTTAAATTCTAAAACGCTTTCTGGGCTTTTTGTTTCACTATCATATATTGTTTTGAATCGTTTCATTGGTATATGATTGCTTGTGTTATCCTTACAAACATTCATAGCATACTTTGAACGATTAATAGACTCTTCGCTATTTCTTTTTGTTGGTATTGGATAATAGTTTATTCTGCCACGTCCAAAAACAAGTATATGTTCATGATATTTCATTGGCATATATTTAGCCGTAGCAAATCCGCTACCAGTATTCTTCTTCCATATCCATTCATATTTAAACCATTTTAGATTACTCATAATAAGCATACTTGTAAATGGTTGCGACCCGAATAACACTATTGCTCCATTATCCTTTATAATCCTTTCGTATTCCTTCCAAAGATATTCAAACGGTATAATTATATCCCACGCTAAAGAAGTCGATCCAAATGGTAAATCGCAGATGATTGCATCTATACTCTTATCGGGTATATCCCTCATCAACTCCAAGCAATCTCCTTTTAACAATTTTATTCCATCGATCATAGTTATAAATTGTATTTTTTAAAAAAAGCCCCGAAAAGTTTTTTTGCTCGGGGCTTTCGGTCAAATTAACATTTTAGCTAATTTATTATGCACCTGCTTGTGTAACAGGGACATAAACAGTTTTACCATCTGCAATGATTGTTACATTGGCAGTACGTGATTCTGAATTTGTATTTTCTACAACCTTAACAGTAACAACCTTTGCCGCTTTTGTAACAGTTAACCATTCAACGCCCGATGGTGCCGCTGCATATGTTACATCTCCCACTGAAGAAACTGTTATTGTTTTACCAGTTGGATCTGCTGCGGCTGTAAATTCTAAGAAAGTTGGTGTTATTGTTAGGGATGAAGGCGTAGGATAAGCTCTAATAGCTTTTCCACTTGTAACTGAAATGGGAGTAACAGTAAAATCAATTAAGAAAATGCCCTTTGCGCTCATATCAGCATTGATAACAGCCTCAATATCTGCATTTGGAATTTCAAAATTTAACCCCTGCTCTGATTCCACTAAAATAGCCTTGTTTGAAACTATTTCATCACCGTTGAATCCCCAAATAGGTGCTTGTTCGGTCCCAACATTTATCCCACCTATATAGTTAATTAATGTTGAAACGTCGGCATCCATGATTGAGAAAGTCAGTTTTGGAATCTTTTTTTGTTTTTTACGAACTTCAGGAGCAGCCTTTCCTTCTTCAAAATGCTCTATCACATCTGCAGCATCTTGTGTTATTTTAGCTGTATCCTTGTAAGTTTTACCGATCTTAACCAGAACGGATGGCATTGTCCCATCTAACGAGGCTTCGCCAACTTTAATTTGTGATAATCCTAATGTAATTAGACTCATAATTTGTTTGTTTTTAATTAATTGTTTGTATATTCCAGTCTATCCTAATATTAACAAAGTGTTGATTAACACTTGGCTCATCTAAAATTGTCTGATTTGTGAGTATTATTGTTAATCCAGTTATATTTATACTTCGCAATGTTTTCATAACAATTTCAGATAATTGTTTTAGGCGTGCGCGATTAGCTTTGAGCTGCTGTTTACCGCCTATTTTAACATTTTTGTCAGGAACATAAATATTTACATTTGAAGTTCCTATTTGCGGTAAAGATTCTTGAGACAGAGTAATACTATTGATAACTATATCTTCTTTTACAGAATCATCTGGTCTGTCATCTCCGACATAAATACCGCCTGTAATTTCGCTATCTACTGGTGATCCTTTTAATAATAAAAAAAGTATAGAATCTGTATCAAAAGTCGTTTTCATTCGACAACTTTTTTAATATTACTAATCAAATGTTCAAGCATAATAGGCAATTCTTTTTCAGCAAGTTTTTCAGCACTTGTTAAAACATCACGCCCTTTACTTTCTACATAAAGGGCGTAATTCATCCCTGCTGTTACTACGAGACAAATACCTTTTATGTTTCCAGCAACTTTTTTAGCTAATGCTTCACCTGTTTTTACTCCAACAGATCCTTCTTTTACTTGTTGATAATTAGAATGTACAGATATACCATCCACAAAAACAACATAGCCAATTGATGACCTTAAGTTACCTGTCTGATCCATGAATCCGATAGAGGCTGGGATAGAGCGCGCATGACTAACACACATTTCACCAAGCATTTGTAATCGCTTGATTTGTGCTTTTACTATCTGTTCTAAAAAAGCGTTATATCTTTTTTCAACATCCTTTATTGTAAATTTTGCCTCTATACCCATATCCGGTTATGTAATTGCCCTTTATCGAATTTTAAAACAGTACCTTTTACTCGAATTCCAGATCCGTCCTTATTATCAGCAACAAAAATGCTTGTGCCTTCTTCAACTTTTGGACAATCTCTCGGTAATTGTATTAAAGATGAAAATGTATAAAATGTACCACCTGCTACTTGTATCATTGTACCTCTACCGTTCGTTTCTTCTCTACATATAGAAAGAAGAGTTGAAGTTACAGATGAATCATTCCAATTCCCATTTTCATCTTGTGAAGATTCACCCCCAGAAACTATGAATAAATAATGTGGATATTGATTAATCATTACCAGAAATTTGACCTGTTACGAACTTTTGGACGACCAACTAGAACATTTTCAAGACCTAATTCATTACAAAGTGAATTATAGAACATTTTGACAGCTTCCATATTCCATGAAACTGAATATCCGCCTTCTGAGATATTTTGCATTGCCCCTTTTAGGACGACAGACATGTGGTCATATATCGCTCTGTCACATGCTTCAATATCAAAAAATGCATCACTATTAAGCGAATTTTTCAGGAGAATGATATCTATATCATCTTCTGAAATATTCAACCCGTTCAATAATTTAGTCAAATATTCTTTGTTTGTCATCATATTACTAATAGGTAATTTTATCAATATCCTATAATTTAGACTTTAGTCCAAGAAGTTGAATCTACCTGCATAAGTACAGAGCGGCCAGCCAAATTCCAAGCAGGGAAAAGATTGGCTATTCCTTCTGTTACCTCTTTTACTGGGGATTCTTCTGAATACTTTTTAATCAAAGTATGCCCGTTTAAAGCCTTAACAGCTGCACTACCTTCGAGCTTCAAATCAATAGGCCTCTTCCAATATGTATTTCCAAGGACCTTGCTTTCAGAGAAAAGAATTACATTTTCTTCGAAAGGATTAGCAGTTGTACGACTTCCGTCGGCAAGTTCTAGTGTAATATCCTGATCAATTACAATAATTTGAAGGCCCTTAAATATTTGACTTTGCTTACTCAAATATGCGTTTACCGTTTCAAGGTTTGGTGCATCTTGTGTGTTTGCCATGTTTTGAACAAACGAAGCGCAACGCTTGTACACTTCTTCCTGATTTGCAAATGTGGTAAATGTATCTAAACTCATAAAAGCGAACTTATAGTTTGCCCCTATGGATTTACCAATTTGCAAAGCTGTTTTGAAGTCCTTAGTGAAAGGTTTACCAGATGTTCCAGATGTGTATGAAGTATCAACACCAATTTTTTGTGTTGCTGGTATTTGATAATCCACATCGTATTCCGTTACTATAGCGGCATTATTGCTATTAGTAAATTTCACTTTCCCAAGAGAAATTTGCTTTAAAGCAATCCATTCTGCACGTGCGGCGACGCCATCCCAACAATATTTTGTATCTTCAGCCCAGAATTCGACCAAAGCTTTCAAATCAGGGTTATTGCCTGCCATTGCCACCATAATGTCATATTCGGTCAATTCGTCTTCCAATTTCTCGCGAGAAATTGAAATTTTCGGAATATCGCCCTGAATTCTATTGATAGCTTCTCGAGTTTTTCTAGGAATTGTTGCACCTCTTGAAACAAGGTCCGCTGCTATTTTTAAACCTGCCTGAGCTTCTAACATTTTCCAAGTCAGGAAGTTGGTTTCTTTTAGAGGGAAAAGGGTTGGATAATAGAAATCTTTTAAATCGTACATACGTACAACAGCTTCCATGTCTTTTTCATTCAACCCTATCATTAATGATTTCTGCATAATTATTTAATTTTTAATGGTTTAAATGTAAATTACACCTTTCAATGCAGTTTTTATTGCGTCTGTAACTACAGGTGCATTTGCTTCTTTAATAACACATGATAGCCAAGCATCAACAAATAAATTATCATTCGCCATTACATCTAAGCTGCTTCCAACTACAGCGATGGCATTTGGTTGTTTAGTTATAGTTGCTGGAACAGCGAATGTTTTAGGTGTAGTTCCATTTAGTGCTGTTACAACTACTAATGGTTCTTTATCTGCTAATGCCTTAGCGTTAACTGTACCGATTGTTATGATGTCATAACCATCATTTCCCCTGTTAATGTTGGTAATTAGCTTACCGGTCATTGGATCTGTACCAGTACCTGCTATATAATCCCCAACTGCTAAAGTGTGACCCTTATCCACTTTTATAGATGTAACATCAACGGCGCTAATTGCTCCCTGGACCACAGCTCCGTGATTCACCGGATTGTTATCGGTAACTGTTACTAGAATAAGCAATGCATTTTGGGCAAGTGCTCCAGAAAATCCAGAAGCGAGTGTGATAACATCCTTGTCTGGGTTGGTTGTTTTGTTGATTGCATTGATTGTGGCATACATAGTAGCTCCCTCATTAGCGATCTTATCCCCCACCTTGAAGTGATGGCCTTTTGCTATATATAACGTTGTTCCTGAATCATAAGCAGTTACAACCCTTCCTGTTTTTACCACATTGTACATACCATTTGAACCAACACATAGAGGTGTACCTTCAAGTAAAGCATCCCCTCCTAAGCTTGTTCCCGATACAGTTACTCCACCCGGAATATCTGCTATTCGGTGAAGTATACATTTTGTGACTCGATTGTCACTCTGTCTTCTAATTATAAGTGCCATTTTAAATTCGTTTTAATTTTAAATATTAAACTTCTTTCCCAGAAAGTTCTTTGCTTTCCGTTTTTTTGCTTTCCACATATTCTGCCACACCTTTTGAAATACCTGTCTCCGTCTTTTGTGCGAAAATGGGCTTTCCGTGGCCACCTAATGCGGCATTAGCAATGTTTTGATTAGCTGCGGCAATTGCGGTTTCTTTTTCAGTTAAGTATTCAGTAAACGCTTCGTCCGAATCAAACTGCATGCGCTGAAAATCTTTTAGGGTTTGTGCCCTAAAATTATCATCTTTACACGTAGCAAGTTTTTCGTTCAAAGTCTGAAGCCTTGTTTTTGCAATATCACCCGCTTTATACTTTTCCAACTCTGTTTGAAGCGGCTTTACAGCATCCAATACTGCCATCTTTATCATTGTTGAAATATCAGGAGTATCTTCGCCACTTTTAGTCTCTTGTCCATCCGAATTATCTTGTGGTTTTTTCTCGACAAGATCAAACTTCTTTTTTAAGTTAGTTTCGAAGGTTTTATTGCTTTCAGAAACCTCTTTGTCCACTTCTGCACGATATTCCTTGACAAAATTATCAACTTGTTCTTTTGTTAATTTTTCGACAAGGATTTTCGCTTCATCTTCTGTAGTTGCCTGTAACGCAAGAGAGCGTGCCAGGTGGTTTAACCCATCTTTGCGCACGCCTGCGAATTTCGTTTGCAGTAATGCGATAATTTTTTCTTTCATTAAAATAAATATTAATGTTAAAACTAATGGCAAAGTTAAAAAACTTTAAATAGAATTACTTATTTCAACCAATAATTTATATCTTAGTTATTCACATTTTATAAGTTAAAAAACTTAACAATAACTTAACATTAACTTAACAATAACTTAACATACATGTGCTACATTTGTAGCACAATTTAACTAACACCTAAAACTATAAATCATGAAAACACAAGAAACGTTGATGAATGCAATTGAAAACAGAAAAGCAGGTATCTATAAAAGCTATTATCTGCAGAAAAGCACTGAGATTTCAAACAATGAAAATGAAATCGTATTCGCTTACAGAAACGGCAGAGGAAGCGGATATATAAGCGCTTATGGCATCAATCATTTGATGTACATCCCTAAGAGCTTTTTTGAAAACAAAAGCTCTGATTTTTCGCTCTATATCGGCGAAACTGAAAAATATATAGGTGAGGAAAGCGGGCTTTTGTATGAGTTATATCAAACAACAATTCATGATATAATTCAGAGCATTAATGAAGAAAATGAGCAGCTTGATAAAGAATACGAAGAAGTTGAAAAGCAGATTCTCATAGCTGAGAGAAAGCGTGCTGAATTCGAAGAAGCTTTCAACGCTGCAAAACCTTCAGATTTAATCGATAGCGGTTTCGGCTATATGGTAGAAAAAAGAAACTATCATTTAGCTCAGAAATGCGGCTATGATGGCATTTTTATGGCGATGCTGAAATATTTGATTTTGCTAAAGTTTTAGGGAAAGCAAATGTTTTCGGACACGCTAAAGTTTATGGCAAAGCTCACGTAAAAGATGGGAGTAAAGTATACGATAACGCTCAAGTATTTGGAGGCGCTTGGGTGGTTGAATGTGCAAAAATTTTTGGTAATGCAAAAATTAGCGGAGATAATATACATTATGATAATGAAATATCTGATTAAATATTAACAATTAAAACCATTTAAATTATGAACATAGAATATTTGTTAAACAAAAAAGTTAGTGAATTAACGGCAGATAAAATCCTTCAAATAATTTCAGATATCGGCAATAAAAGCGTATCTGAATATTATACTCAAAAACAAAAAGAGCGTGAAGCCTTCTTAAAAAAGAAAATACAAGAAGACAAAGAGAAGGCAGCAAAACAATCTGAAGATCCAAATACGTGGCCGTTTAATCCTTTTCATTAACTTTTTAAAAAAGGAGGAAAAGGAGGAAGCCGAAAATCCTTAAAAGAGTAGGCAAAATTTTTAAATAAATAAAACCATGAAAAAACATTCAATGGCTATTTCTTTTGCACTAGTTGGTTTTGGTATTTCTGGTTTAGTAACTGGATTTAGTACCATCGGCATTATATTAGGTCTTAGTATAGGTGCATTTTTAGGTTATTTTGTTGCCGGATTAAAGCAGGCGCAAGGTAATATACTTCAGCAAACCTTTATTGGCATGGGTAGTCTTGCAGGTAAATCTTTATCTGAAATAAAGGATAAAGCAGGTGAACCGTCATCTATGTCAGCTTGTAAGATCGCAAGTACTGATAAACTGGGCATTTTATACACATGGACAAAGGCGAACTATAGTATAACGCTCTTGTTCGATGAAAATGATACCTGTATTGGTGTCAATCAAGAAGTAAATTATAAATAAACTAAATCCTAATAAATAATTAATAATGGAAAAAGTAACACTACAAGAATTCAAAGAGCTTGCTTATAGGGCTTTTTATTGGACATCATTTGATCCTGAAAAAATTGCCGAAAGAACTCTGAAAGAACACGAAAATCAATTAAACAGGGACATACAAAATATGCATGAATCGGAAACAGAAAGATATATTAAAAATTATAAAAAATATTTCTCCGAATGGCTATTGGCACATTCAAATTGTGCAAGTTCAGCAATTGCAGGCGGTTCAAATTTTAATGTAAGCAAAGCAGAAAAGGCTAACAATAGAGAACATGCCAAATATGAACAATTTATTGAATGGAGGAATAAAGCCTTAAAAGCAATTGCCCGTAAAATTGCTGGAAGCAAAACAGCTGAACAAAAGCGGGATGAAGAATGGGAGCGTTTGGAGAATGAAATAATTGAATCCGCCTCTATTATACACGGCTTAAATACTGGTAACGAAATTGGTTACAATAAGGCTTTATTTGTTTCTTCTATTTACAACAAGGTAGAAACGTATGCAAAACGAGGTGATGTCGAGATGGTAGAAAAGGCAATCAACTGCATTCGACATTTCAACGAAACAATGAGTGTCGTGATAACAGAAAGGCACAAATTTTTCAATCTACTCGAAGTTGCACAAGCAAACAAGGAACGTAATACCGATAATAAAAATCGCGAAAATAGCGAAATACAATTTCGAGGCGGAACAGTTATTCAAAACTGGGCTGAAAATCGCTTACAAATATCTTTTTATAAAAAACCAAGTCGTGAGATGATAGACTCGCTTAAAAGGAATGGATTTAGATGGTCACCACGCTTAAGTGTTTGGCAAAGGCAGAACACTGAAAATGCCGTTTATGCATTAAAAAAGATATTAAAAATAATTGAATAAATAGATACAATTACATAAATAAGAATGATATGCCAAAACAACGATTAGAGTTCTATAAAAACAAAGACACGGACATTATATTTTGGGTTGATAATCCAGATGTAAGGGGTGAATTTTTATTCACTTTTGACAAGAAGAAAATTTATAATCTTTTTGCTGATTATCCGCATAAATTGACTACACAAGAAAAAATTATTTTTGACAAAGAAAACCCTTATTGGGTAGAATTTTTCAAAGATAGAAGGTGACAATTATTTAATTGAACCCTTCTCCCCCTTTCGCTGCTTGTCTGCTTGTGTATTTATGTAGCCAAGTAGCTTACGGAAAGTGGCATCTTTTTTCAATAAGTCAATATCAATAATACAATCTTTAGTATTAAATTGTAAACCATACACACTATGGTAGTGCTGTGCACCAAATCGCTTCCATAATACTCTACTATTAAGTTCTTTAAATCCATTGCTTTTGGGTGATTGTAACTCTAAATATTCATATACTCCTGATTCCGTCTTTCTAACAATGGCGGCATGTTTGCCACATGTAAAATAATATTCTTTGCCTACCTTAACTTGTTTAAGCAACATATCTGCTTTAACAAAATCACTTGTGTGTTCCACTACAGTACCACCTACCTTTGTTGCGATATCGCTAATTATTGAGAAACGGCTAAAATATAATCTGCTGCTTCCTCCTCTAAAATCAGAAACATCAAATCCACATTTATTACCTATGTAAGCAAATGCTACTGATGAACAAGACCCTTTCGTCATATCACCACCAGCAATACGTTCTATTATTTCAGTTTCTGTTAATTTTGTTGTAAGTTTTTTTACCTCAAGATATTTAACTTTTGCTTCATCTAATTTCTTGATGACTTCATGGAGGTTTTCTTGTATTATCGGATTTGTAATTCTATATTTCAAATCCTGTATTGCCTGTCTAAATAATGGTTTATTAGCTATCCAATATAATTTATTTGATTGAGCATTTTCTAACACGGCTTTCATTTGTGAAGAATCAATACCAAGCCTATTCGCTTCTGAGATTAAATTACGCATTTCAGATATATCCACATTGTATTCAGCCTTTAATTTATACATTTCTGCCTTTGCTGATTCTATAAGATTCTTAGCAAGTGTATAATTACCTACATGAATAGCTTCATATATTTTATGCACACCTACCCATTGTGATAATTCATCTTTTATTTGATTAAATTCATCCTGAATGCGTTGTAATTCCTTTCTTTTATCCCAACGTGCTTGAATATCCGCTTTTTGTTGTTCTGTTTTTATTGGTTTAGCTGATTTTATAAATGTGTTATATTTTAATCCTTCTTTTAAGCTTCCGTTCACGAAGTTATCTTTAATAAAATAAGGAGTGGATGCCCATTTCGGTTGTTTGTTTTTATTTTCAGAAACCCAATCTTTAAATCCTTGAGGAAGATCTATTTCTTTATTTTTTTTGATGAGTTTTTTGTATTTTGGTCCGTAAAGAGCACTTTTAAAATCTTCCAATTCATTTTTGTCAAAATCTTCTTGTGGCATCATAATAGGTGTCATATAACACATACATTGAGGATGCCAACCAACAAATTTAAAAGTTTTTGGATACTCTCCGACAAACTTTTCACATAAATCACATTTACAAAGTGGTTCATGGGTAGACCGATGTATTTTGAATCCTATAATAAAATCCATTTGTTGCCATCGGATCCAATCTGCTTCACGATAAGCCATATTAATCTCAGAACGTGCTAAACGCATTGCATTTTTAAAACTTGACCTATAGACCCCTTTGCCGGGATGGAATGCTTCTGCAGCCCTTGATAGTTGTAAATTACCATATTTATCACGAACACGGCGGAATAAACGATCGGGATCTTGTAAATACTTACGTAAATCTTTCGATAATTCTTGCGCACTTAACCCTTTACTAAGGCCAACATCTAATGCAACTTCTATTTGATCTTTATATTGACTCGAATATTTCCAAACACGTTGTGATAAATTCATCCCATCAATTTTACGTTTTTGAAATGTTTTAAGAGCATCTAAGTTTCGATCTTGCATTTTTGATAGTTGTGCTTTGCTCAACTTAGATGTATCCATTATTGATTCAATAAATTCGTCACTCTTTTTATTAGCAAATAACCACTCTCTTCTTGAACCTTCTGTTATAACTGTTGTAATGTTATTTGTTAATTTTATAAGTTGCTTCTGAATCTCTTTTTTTAGAATAGGATAATCATCAAAAGAGAAAGGTTTATCATCATTATAATTTATATTACAAGTCTCATTTGCAATTTGTTGAGTGATTTGCATGAATAATTTATCCACAGCAGCAGCATATTGCTCAGTTGATTTATAATGCTGCAAATCAAAACCTTGAACTGAAAATACTTTTACCTTTCCTTTTTTTTTTGCCATTATCTCAATTCGAAGTAATCACATTGATTATCATTCAAAAATTTAAGAAACTTAGTGAATTTACATCTACACATAAATGCATCACCATTCCAATTTATTCCTTGGTAATCATAAGAATTTTTGCAATCTCTGCAACTAAATTGTGTTTTATTTATTTTCTTTAATATAGACATAATTATGCTTCAATCACAGGTTCACCAATTACAAATGATTTTTCTTTACTTGCCTCTTCTTGTATTTGTTCATAATCTTTATCGGGGTCTTGTGTAAGATTTGCACCTTTTACACTTGCTTTCTGTGAAACAAGCGGCTTATTCCCATTAGCAGCCAACCACATGTTTATGGCTTCTATTTCGTTCACTGGCATGTATGGAGTAATTTCTGGTTCAATTTCTATATTTTCACATTCTTTTTCAAGGGTTGTATTAAATTTACCGATATAGGCTTTAATTACATTTACACGCCTTTGTAAATATTCATCGAATATTTCTCTTTTAGTCTGAACTTTTAAATGAGCATCCATAAAAAGCAATTTCAAGGCAATTCCAGATATTACTCCAAGTCCTTTCACGCTTTCAAAACTAATATCGGGTGTTTGAGTAATGGTATAAATCATCTTTAAAAGCGTTTCAATTTCTAATTTAACGGATTCAGGGGCGTTCTGCCATGATACATATTGCATTGTTGATCCTTCTTCACCTTCGATAACGGCACCACTTTCTCCTTTTTTAGACCATCCGTTTATCTGCCCTGTTACAAAGATTTTCGGACTCGCATGATAATCATTTGTATCGGCAAAATTTGAAAGCAGCGTTTCTAACCTATCCACTAATGAGTTTACGTCTTCAGTTTCAAATTTATTTTGATATCCATAAACTACAGGAATTTTCCCAATTGAAACTGGTTTAGGATAACCTTCAACTACTTCATATCCATTAACTCCATATAGCCACAACCAATGCTCCGTGTCTGTATATGTTTCAAAATACTTGTATTTTGTTTTTTTATTATCTTCTTTGGTAAATTCACGGGAAAAAGCTATCATGTCGCCAGTTTCGTCCCAATATGGATATAAATCATCCCCAAGGCCTGGTGAAAATACAGCACACTTCAACTTAAATTGTGATTTAAATCCATAGTTTGTGGTTTGTTTTTTAATAGGGTACCATAATTCTGCACATTCTTTATAACTAAAAATTAAACGAGCAACTTTTCGATTTAATGAATTGCTTTTGACATCGTGCAATATATGGTTCAATGCCTTCGCAATTATTTCTTGATTTACATTATCCATACTCGCATTATACGACACTTGATTGCCAAACAAAAATGAAACCGCCCTGTCAATTATCAATTTTTGAAGGGCCAATTTGATTCTCGCCACTTTCTCTATTTTATAGTTTGTAGAATCGCCGTTTGTATCAACTACTTTTTGTATATTGTTATCTTCGGCATCAACTTTTACTCGCTTATCAGGGCGTAAAAGCTGATCATTTATATTATGCAGTTCAGGATCAAGCGCTTTGTTTGCAGCTTCAACATCTGGTTGAGGAATATAACGTCCAGATTTAAGTTCTAAAATTATATCATTTGACGTTTCCTTCTTAAAAATTTCTTCAATTGTCATAAGTTATTGTATTATGTTCATAAATTCTAATATCCAAATAGCCCAGCAATGTCTTGTTTAACCCGTTTATTTCTTTTTTCGACTGTACCAGTAAGCGCGTCAGGTGCATCATCATATTGATTCTTCCCTATCTTCAAATAACCATTTATAGCAGTCGCAAATTCTGGAAATAGCTTCGTCCATCCTTGCGGCATGAATGTAAGGTTCTGAACGGCCGCTGAATTTGAATAAATACGAACATCCTTATTATCAGTTTGATGGAACCATTTGAATTTTGTTTTCATGTTTTCCATCAAGCGGCATTGCTTTTCAACAGCACGGGCAAATCCACGTCCTCCATTGTTGGATTCAACGATGCATTCTTGCACCATGTGCCTTGTAAGCATTCTGGCAAGTGCCGGTTCGGTATATTCCATCGGGCGTTGTGTATACATTACATCCACAATGTAATTCCCGATTTCCGTTTCATCATATATGATAGCACACAAATAATCAGCTCCTGTATCAGCCGTGTCGACATACGCCTTTCGGATACAATATTGTGTTGCTGGCTTGATTGCATATTCAGTGAATCCTTGTTCGTACATAAGCCCTTCTATTGGCTTTGGGTTTTGTTGATATAAAGATTCGAACACGTGTGGATTCCTTGCGCGTATTGAAACCAATTTTTCAAGTGAATGCCTTTCTTCCCAAAGTGCTTCACCTTCGTTTCTCTGGTCATATTCAGTTGATGCGCCCTCTTTTATTGCTCTATATATCACGACAACCCACCCGTTCGGGTTGGTTATTGAATCGTATTCCCCTTGCTGTTTCAATAATCTACCAGCCAGGTCATCCTCATGCCATCTAGTGAATACAATAAGTTGCTGTGATTTATTGTGCAAACGTGTTTCCGCCACCGTGTCGTACCAATCCGAGATAGATTCACGCACGATTGGTGACCATGCGATTTGAGCACTCTTGTAAATATCGTCCATTATTAGCACATCAACCGACTCACCTGTTAAAGCTCCACCAACTCCAACAGTTTTAAATCCGCCACGGTATCCAACAATTTCACATTCATCAGCATTACGTAACCAAGCTCCTGAAAGTGTTATCACATTTGATGAATTCAAACGTGTTTCAGGGAATATTTTGTGATATTCTTCCGTATCAATGATACGTTGTATTTCTCTATTAAATTTTCGTGCTTTAGGGGCATTATATGAAACAATTGCAATCTTTGTATTAGGATTTCTACCCAAAATAAACGCCGGCAAACGTCTTGTAGAACCCTCTGATTTACCATGTTGGGGCGGCATTAAAACCATAAGTTTTTTAATCTCTCCATATGCAAACTTTGTCAATTTTTCATAATAATGTTTATGAAAATTAGCTGGTTCGAATGTTGGCATTGTGGAAAGCGTAAAATGCAAAAGATCAGCACGACTTTCACGCATTAATCGTTCATACAATAACAAGGCATATTCTTCACGCTCCTTTTGCAATGTACGCTTCTTTAATAAAGTTGTCATTTACCTAATTTCCTTTCTAATTCAGCAATCTTCTTTTCTAATTCATCATCTGATAGATGTTTAAATAAATCATCCCCATCTTTGCCTGTTACTTCATTAAATTGCCTGTTACGCCATGTTTCAGGTTCTCCATTTGTTAATGTGAATATCACCGCCGCTGTATCCGGAGCAATATGTTTCTTTGTTGTCGTCTGCTCCTTTATTTGTGGCTTTGGTCGTCCGTTTTCATCCTTTTCACGACTTGGAATTGTTACAATTTTTGTTTCGTCAACTGTATAGCCCTGAATTTTCTTTAATAATGACTTCTTAGCTTCAGAAACAAAATATTGCATCCGTTCATCCTTTGCCTGTTCAATGGCTTGAGCAAATTCTTTATTTTCAGCTTGCCAATCATAATATGTTCGCTGAGAGATATTAACAATATTACATATTTCTGCAATTGTATATGTATCGGACTTCATGAGTTCGACAATTTTTTTAACTATCCTTTTACTGTATTTTGCCATAATTTTTCCCCCTTTTTATATTGATTTTATGCAAATTATGCATTATTTTGTTAATTTACACTTAAATCCTCTACTTTGTAATTCATCAAATAGCAGTGTCAATATTGTTATATCATCACTCTCAACAACCAATTTTGTATCAATTTTTAAATCTTCTATTTTTTCTGGTTCAGGTTCTGCTATTAATACTCCCCACTCTATTGGCTCAATGGCAAATAGCTCAGTCTGTTCAGTTAAAATATCAAGATCCCAAGACAGGTTAGCCCTGCTTGTAGCGTTATCTGCTAATGCCAACTCCCTACCTGTTGCAGTATCTAAATCAATGTCATTTCGTTTTACTGCTACTATTTTAGTTCCATCAGTTTCGATTATAATTACATTATCAAGTCCAATAGCAGCGGCATTTTCAATTATTTTATTACCAGCTATTACCCTGTTATTTCTGTCAATTAGGATTGAACGCCCAGCCCCAAATCTACGTAACGATTCTTCAATTAGATGTTGCCCGTATTCAGTTCCTTTATTAAAGTTCTTATCATCCGGAACAAGTTGTCCTATATTGATTTCAGTAATTTTTTTCATAATATACAAAAATAAATATTATATCCAATATTAATTATTTTTTAATATAAAGTTATTAACATTTTACAAAACATTATCTGCTATTTATTAATATTTATAGGTAAATTTGCAAATACCCATGCCAATAGTGCAGCATCTCGGCCATCCTGATTAGTTCTACAGGTTATTCCTGTAAATGAAGCAAGTTCATCGTGAGTTATTTTTCTATCCTTCCCTTTCCAAATTTTATTTAAAGGTTTTTGCTCAATTACTGGTATACCATAATGGTTACACATCTCTATTATTTTTCGTCCTGTTTCAAAATTACGGCCAGTAGCTTTACCTTTCGCGCTAGCAGCTCTAAGATTGTCTCTACTTCTTAAATGCCAATTCGATTTATTTAACCATCCTGCTTCAACAATTACGACTAAAGATGTATGATTTGATCCTGAGTATTTCTTCATAAATTGCAAATAATCAAGTAGTTTAGGAAAACTTAAATTTGCAACTTCTAAAGCCCTTGTCTTAGGATTTAATTCGGCAACACCTGATTTTTCAATATCCGGATCAATGGCAATTATTATATCGTAATCCATTCATTTATAACTTTAATTTCTATGACTAATTTCTTATTTAAGTGAAAGATTATTATATATTATCAGTGCTTTATTTCTATAATTTTCTGTAATTTCCCATCTACTCTTATTAAATATACCTGCATTCCATATATGACATGCTTGTTCTAAAGATAACTCCGGATTAAAATGATCTTGAATGGTCCAAAATATCTCTATTGATTTTTCTTTGTCCCATCTATCATATAATAAAAATTTCTCAAATCCCATAATTTTGTTTGCTTGTTTAAGCATTATCGGTCTTATTTGTAAAATACCAACCGCATTCTCCTTTTGATTGTAAGCATTATGATCACCTCTTGATTCTATATATATTATAGAGTTTAATATTAACTCCTTATGCTTATCATTTAGCTCATCAATCCTGCGCTCAAATTCATTGTTTAAATTAGGTTGTTTTGCAATATAGCCTTCACTATAAAAGCTTTTAAATGGAATGGATATTAACAGTGTAATTAGCATTGACCTACATACATATCTCATCTCTTTTTGTTTTGTTAGATAAAATTCTATTTCTTGCTCTATTATTTATAATTGAACCATAACTATTTACATCTACACCCTTTGACAAGGCTATATTTATACCGCTTCGAGTTGAGTAAGTATCGCCCAAATTTATCCATACAGTACCTGTCTTTTTTAGTTTGGGATAAATAGCATCCATCAATGACCAAAGATGCCCTAAATATTCTTGATAAGTTGGCTCTAAACCACATTGGCCGTCATAGCCGTAGTCACGAAGTTGCCAATAAGGCGGACTTGTTATTACGCAATCTAAAAAATTGTCAGGCATTTTAACAATAGTATCTAAACAAGACTCATTGTAAATTTTATTAATCTCGATCATGGTTAATTATATTTTATCACATATGTTATCTTGTTTTATAATATTTTCAACACATTGAGCAATATCTTTGAATTCACGATTGTACTTAATTTCGTCATTATATTTTCTTATCAAATATGTTATTGTTGAATAATCTCTATTTATATAATTAGCTATATCTCTAGATTTTATTCCGTTTTCAAAACAATGATGAGCAAATAGCATCTTTGCATAAAATAGGTTTCTATGCCGATCTTTAATAATATATTCATTAAATTTTAGCCCAGTTGCTGATTCAATTGCCTTTTTTATTTTATAGAGTTTGTATTTATTTTTAATGCTATCCATATCGATGAATTTTGACTCAAAATAAATTATTTTACCTGTAATTAAGGCGATTTCAAATTCAATGCTTGTTTCAATTGAATCAATAGAATCATCACATATATAAACTGCTTCAGATGATAATAATAGATTTAAATTTTTCAATAAATGTGTGTCTAATGTATGATTATTATTGGAATAATCATTAAGTGTATTTATCACTTCAAAATTGAGACTTTCAAGTAAATTTTTTGCGTTCATGAATTTTGTTATAATTTCATCATTCTGACGCTCTGTTACCTTAATTGAAATATAAATCTTCATATGCTTTAATATTAAACTTTAACAAATTTACATCAAATTCAGCGAAATTACTCATATTTTAGCTAAGTATTTAATTTTCAGATATATATAAAAAGCTAAAAAACAAAAGGGAGGCTTCCCAGCGTCCCTTTTAACTGTAAATAAAACGTTATAGGCTATTAATAGACCCTTCCGAATCTGCCTCTACTGCTTTTAACGATATACTTTTTTTACCGCCTTTGTTTTTTACCCAAGCAGAAACTCGATAGATTTTGTCATCAATTTTGATG